CTACCTTTTCTTGTTTTTCTAATTGTTCTGTTAGTGATCTGTTTTGAGATGAAGCGTATTCTGCTTTTGCTTTTTGAAATGCAATTACATCGTCTACAGTAATTTTTAGTTTTTCTTCTCTTAACAGTGCGTTTTTATCTGCCCAGTTGTCAAGACGTTCATTAAGGAACTTAATGTGTAGATCCTTTTCTTCGATAGCTTTTTTTAGCTCTCTGTTTTCTTTCTTTACTTTGCGTAGTAATGCTTCAACTTCTTTAAGTGTACTCACTTAGATACCCCAGTTTTTTTTTCGTAGGTGCGTAAAGCTCCCATGCCCAAAAGTGCCATAACTAAAGGCATAAGTGTACCCATATCTAATTCAGGTAAAGGTGCTGTATCTAAGCTAAATGTAGCTATAACAAACATGAGAAATTGTTTTAATACATATTCCCAAAATATAGCTAAAGCACATGACATTCCAATTAAAGGTCGCCATGATCGTTGCAACATACCTGATAGTCCACCAGCAACAGACTTTGCATCTGCTAAATTAATATCAGATTGTGCTTTATTTATTTGTGCTTCTATTTCTTTTAATTTTATTTTGGCTTGTGCTTTTTCTTCTTCGCTAGTATGTAAAGAATCTATTATTCCACCAACATTTTTAACTAAATCGCCACCTAATAATTTACCTAACATTATATATTCCTCATGGTATCTGCCAGTTCGTTAGCTCTATTAGGGGTTTGTTTTGCCCATCGACTGTCTAACATTTCATCACTGGCAGATTGATAATCACACTTTGTTAAGTGGTATTGAAAGTTTTTAAATTTCGATAATCTAGGTAATCCTAGCTGAAATGCCATATTAATAACACAGCCAAAAGCGATAGGATCAATATCTTCTTCTTTGATAAATGACCTTGCGTCATGTAGAGCTTGGTCAAAGTCTCTTTCGAAGTATTCCATAATTGTTGTATCATCGTATTCTACTCCTTCCTTGAGGTCGTCTGTAGGTAGTACCAAATGTCCAACACCAAACGTAGCGTTGCCCAAGTGATCTTTATAAATCTTATTAATTTTACCTTCGTGGTGAATTATTGCAGATTTAATTTCTTCGTACATTCTATAAGTTTCTCCAAATACCATTTTGCTTTTTCCAAATCTTCAATGCCACCTTTTGATTTATGTCTGACAACATATTTGACAATGTTTCCTTGAAAATAGTCTAGTTTAAATTCGTGAATAAAATCTGATACCTGTATCTTTGTACCGATATAGTATGGTGGATTTATTTTATCTTTCATATTTGACGTACCCATCTGTTTCCTCGTTTTAGGATCATTGGTATCAAGTGTGGTACACCATTTATAATCATTCCACAACCTAGTACAGGTCTCCTAATATTAACTTTTGAGTAGGCAAATGCAAGTGAGTCTTTATCAATAAGACAGCCCACATTCATGCCAAAACGTAGGTTTTCAGGGCTTGACCAAAAACCAATACGAAATTCCGTATGATAATGACCTTGTATAAAATTCATGCCTATCGACATTGAAGATTTTACAGGATCTTTATTCATGTTATGGCAGAAATAATATTCGCCATATTTATCTTTTATGATTAGCCTATCGTGCCAACGCCACTTTTGCTTATCGACACCGAGTATATCTGCGTAGTCCTTCACTGCTAGAGAAGGAAAGCCATGATGCTTTCTCTTTCTATAAACCATTGATCCATGATTACTATGAAGTAAATCCATCTTTGGAAATAACTTCTCAATCATCTTGATCTTGTATAACCCTAGCTCTAACTCTTTCGAAGCACTAGGTAGATCAGGATCAGAGTCGTGAAAAGACAGAGCATGATAATCAAGCTCATCGCCTATACATACAACTCTTTCAGGTTTGTATTTTTTTTTGATAGCTTCTAAGAAAGCAAAACTATCAGTATGACTGTATGGTTCGTGAAGGTCTGAGATTATTAAAATCCGAGACATCTTCCTCCCTATATTGTAGTCACCTCTTTTTCTGTGCAAAAGGTTGTCACATATATATCAGGAACAACCATTACTTTGTTTGCAAACATTACAGCGTTGTATTTACACTCTTGCATAGTGTTATATCCTACTGTTTTAATAACTTGTGTTACACAAGTTTTATCAAGTGGTACAGTGGGTGACTGTATACATAACCACATGACGATAAAAAACTTCATTTGTTATCTATAAGGTAGTTTTCTATCCAAATTATTTTTTCTTTAATGACAGCTATATCTTGTTTCATCTGTGTAATAGAGTTTGCCTTTGTTTCGACAGCTTCTAATCGTTCACTCCACATACCCCAAGTCATCGCTAATGACGCAAGAATTACAAGATAGGGTAAAACTGTTTTTATATCTAAGCTCATTTAGACCACTCTACCTTAAACTCATTACCCTTTTGGTCTTGAATAGACATAGTTTGTTTCTCTGTGCCATAAATTTTTGGAGCTAGTTTACCAGCTTTAAAATGCACATTCTTTTGTATAATCTCTAATAGTTTGACCTTAGTCATATTTAACTTTGGATCTTTTTTAGCTTCTTCTAACAGCTTGTCTAAATCTTCAATAGTGTAAAGAACACTGTCGTGTTTAGCTTGTAGATATTGTTGATTTAGTTTTTCGTCTTTGTTGATCCATTGTCTTAGCGTTGTCCAAGATACATCTAGTTCTTTGCAACATTCACGAATAGTTTTACCTCTCGCTAACATTTCAAATAGATCGGATAAAATAGACTGCTTATACTTGCTTGGTCTATTACCCTGTTTTCTTACTACTTCTGTGGTCATTATTTTGCCTTTGCTGACATATCATTAAGTGGATTGTTCAATGCCTTATCAATGTTTAAGTTAAGGTTATCTTCAATAATTTTAATCTCATCAAATATTTCTCTAATATCTTCTTTTTGTCTATCTTCTACATCATTAACGATTTCTGTAATGTGTCGTATGTCATTACCCATTTGTCGTAAATCTGTTTTCATATCATTCTTAAGGTCTTTAGCGACATCAGCAACTAGGGTAATCTCATCAAGAATCATATCTAGTTCTGATTTAATGACTGCGATTTGTTCATCATAAGAAGATAGATCAGGTGCTGTGTACTCAAGTATTTTGCTTTTCATGTCTTGATAATCTTTCCAAAACTCAAAGACTGCCCATGCACCACTACCTAATGCACCTAGTAGAGTAAGTATAGCGAAAGCCTTACCTCCACTTACCTTCAAACCTGAATACTCAATACTGGGCATTAATCATATCCTCCATCATTTCATTTTGTGCTGACTCAAATAAGATTCCGTAGCTATCGTTTATTTGCATCATGCTATAATCAGATATATCCATATCTGTTAGTGTTACTTGTTGGTATTTATTAAATCCGTCTGTGTCTGCTAGTTGTGCCATGACAGCTAGTTTGACATTATTTAAAACTATTTGATTACCTTGATCTACAACCCTAGCAATAATTTTTTGAGCAACTTCTTCTTTTGATTTCGGTTGTACTGTTTCTTGCTGTTCTTCTTCCTCTGTCTCCACAGTGGGTTCATCAACATCTTCGCTATTGGGTTCGACTTCAACTTCAAGTTCTTCTGCCATTTCTGTCATATCAACTTCGACAACTTCCATGTCAGTTTGGATTTCTTCTATAGGCTCAAAATCTTCTA